CTGTGGTTTAGGGCAGAGGGATTGCATGTACAATCACTCCCTAAAAGGTCTATATACAACCATTTTATCGAAAGAAGGGACAATGTTCGCTTCCAACGCGCACAATCGGATCATCATGCGACGGTATGTTACAGCCAGAAAAGGTGCAAGCAAGCCAGAATAAAAACCCGCGGTCTAGGCCCGTTGCGCTCCCGAATATAGCCAGGGGGAACGCAAAGGTGACCTTTGGGCAAAACCTAGCGAAAGTGCGCCCCAAGGCTATATATACATGGCCCACCCCACATGTTCGGGAGTTTGTTGTGCGATAGTCTCGCGTTTTCAACAGTAACCTCCTCAACAAGGTCCAGTAACGTAATTTACCAGGCCGGACACAAATCGCCGGATAGGGTACACGCCGCCAGAGACACAATTAAGCATCTCCGCGTTGTCGGACAAGAGCTAGGGAACAGTCTATCAGGGCTCTACCATGACGCTTTTCCATCCATATGGACAAAGACTTATATTAGGTAGTTTACAGAGATAGCTCCATCCCAAAGCTAGTTGGAGTGGGCATTTACCGAGCTTTATGGCCTCGGAAGGTTTGCCGCCTCAATCATGGGCGGCACACCCAAAAAGAACCCAAGCTGAAAGTCATCGGCGACCGCTCGCCAGAGACGATAATCAGTTGGGGCTGTCCATGAGGTCAGACGAAGAGACATCTGCGGACAGTATGGGTCCGTAATCGGTTCATTGTTACCAACGAACGACGGACGTTGAATCCTGGTAGGCATTCTATGATAGGCTGGAACTGACACTGTGTTGGGAGTAGAATTATCACAGATCAGTAAACCCTCAAGGTTGTAGTCGAGATAGATATCAGGAGTACCTACTGGTGTTAGGGGCTGGTCAGACCAGTCCCCATGCACGAGTGCGGCACGCGACCAAATCAATGGGGTGTTAGCAGCATTCCAGCCTCGGAAACGCATGCCTCCGCGATTGAATGCATAAAGGGAGGAAAAGAGAGAGACCGAGTCGAGAGAAAGGGGTTGCAAACTGACGGCGGAACCATTAGAAGTAACCCAAGCGACTGTATACGGTCTGATTACGATGTCCTGAAGTTGAGCTAGAGTGAAGGTGCCAGCGCGGGGGTAACCCACGTAGGTCTTAGTGTAACGCTTCATCAGCTGTAGGACGGACATGACTCTTTCTCCAATGCAGTCTTCTGCAGCGAAGGTTTGAGATGGAGACATCTGATTAGATGCGCCTCCAATTTTGCCGGTACCAGGTATGGGTCCAGTGCCACCACTGGAACCCGTCATCAGAGGATCAGCTTGGCCTTTAAACCGCAAGGGCGCGGGGCCTTTCTGTTTGAACTCCTCTGGGAAAGGAAGTCTCAGAGAACGAGACGATACAGAGCGAGGTCGCTCATTGTATTCTTCTTGGAACTCTTCAAGATCACTTTCTATAGCAGCAACCTGCTTAAGTCTCCTCTCACCATCAGTTAAAGCCAAGGCAGAAGGCATATATGGTGCAAAGCATGTATCGCCAGGAATGGCAAACTCCATGCTCTCATCGCCAGCTACCTCAATTAAGATCTGGATAGTGGAAGGGACGGTCGAAGGTGCGACAAGTTCGTTTAACACCCATGCGTACACGCAGCCATAGGCTGAGGTACAATCCATGTAATGGTGATTGGCAGTAAAGGGGAAGATGAACTCCATCTCACTGCCTTTCGAAATGTCGACAACAGTCGTGTGAACGTACACCGCGTCATCAATAGTCGGCGCGGAGGACGAAAGAACACCGGGAAAGAAAGCTATCATCATGCGACCACTGTGGTACATGGTCTTCACGAGTTTGAGCTTGAGCTTTATAGGTCCCCGGTAAACACGAAAGACGCGTCCAAGGAAACTAAGAGGTGTGTAGTATGTGATCGGCACTGTGCCGTCAACATCGGGCAGTTTAAACGTAGCGGGACAAAGATCAAAGTTGAACAATGCTGTCCCACTAGTAGTGGTACCTGCCCAAGGCGCTGTTTGAAAATAGGCGTAACGCTTAACAATATCTGCGAGAGCCATCTCATCACGGCCTACAGTAGAGAACGTAGTACTGATCCTCAACTTGTTTGAAGTTAAAACTGCTAGAACATTAACCAAATCCTTTCCATCGGAATTGTTCATGCCCCAGTGAGTTGAGGAACACGTTCTTGTAGCCGATTCTTCCACCGGTTTGGAGTAACCGAAGGAAGCGGCAATCTTTGAGCCAACATTAGCTGCCCAAGAGACTGCTCCAGTGAGAGAGCCGAGTAGAGGTATCGAAGACGCCATAGTGGCCACTTTCGCAACACCAGCCAGAGTCATCGACACGGGATGTGCCGAAAGAGCTGACTGTTCTGCTTCAGTGTGGTCATGTTTCTTCGTGGACTTGAAGTTCTTCATCTGTCCACGCCAGCGCGGTCGAAGGTTGGGAGCGGGTAGAGACAACGACGGAATCGTGTTGTTATACGTAGGGTTCACGAGCTCAACGTCGACAAGGGAAGCGAAGACTGAATAACCAGCGGTAACGGAACCGCCAGATGCAGCCAGTGGAGAGTACACCATATAGGATAGTGTGCCATACGACCCAAAGTTAGAAACTAGGTCGAAGAATTCCACGGGATTTGCATTTTCGAAGTCTGCTTCCATTGTGCGATCGTTCGATATATCGAGTTCCCCCCGTGGGAGTTGCGTGGCCAAAGTTAAGGTTGAGGTGCGAACGGCGGGAAAAGTTCCCGTAACATTGCCCATCGGTTGCCAAACTTGGAGCAGACGTCCCATCTGAAAAGGATTCGAATTGAGCGTGAAATGAATGCGTATAGTACCCCTTAGACCCTGAAAGCCCTTCAACTTGTCGGCAAACACAGTGTTTGATATCACATCCTGTGGAAGTTGAATCGTCTGAAAAACGCCAGAAGTGCTTGTATTGATAGTACCGCTCTTGGAACTGAGCAGTACAGGTTTTGCTAAAAAAGTCTTGAGATCTTGAGACATCCCAGTTGTGACGGGTGCGACTTCTCCAGCAGAAACCTTTGTCTCATTGGCCTGAACGACCTTGACTTCTGTGTTATCTGTGACGAAGGTGGTAGTGGCTGCAGTTGAAACTGAGCCAGGTGTTTGGGTTTCGTTTGATTGAGCGATCCCAGGTACGCCCCATAAGCACGGATCAGTGCAGTAGGGGGTGCCAGCCATCTGTCTTTTAGACTCTGCGTCAGGGCACTGATAGTAAGTTCGAAATGAACCTCCCGGGCTATAAAGGTTTTTGGAAGCTTGAGGCCGGCTGCTTCCAATAACCATCTGCCCCTTGCGCGCCACCGCAAGGGGGGTTACTACGAGTCACCAACGCTCATCCATGGCGAGCGCTTTCGCGAGAAGGATCTCGCGAGTGGCAGTATAGGTCCTGCCAGTGCGCTCATGATAAGCCTTGGTCATCTGGGGAGCCCAGAGATCCCAAGTTGCCTGATCATGCATGGAGAGGTAATGCATCGCAGTGTCGAAGTTAGAGTGCATGATTTCCTCCTCGTTTGAGCCTTTCTTAGTCCAGTAAGGGAATTCTAAGACCACTTTCAACTCAAGGGGGGCGATATAACGAGCCGCAAAGGGGTCGAAACGCCAACGCCGCTTGAGGAATGTGACCTCGTTCAATGGAACGAAGGGCGTCGTAACTGGTTCTTTATTGGCATCAGTGTATTCCATGCCAAGTGTGGGGAGCCAGTGAGCGAGGAGAAGCATGTTCATGTACTGAACTTTCTTCGGATGCGTGCTGATGACATGGTCGTCACCAAGACGCAAAGACTTCACGTACGTATCGAACTCGTAGCAGAATGTACAAACTGCTGCGAGATCTTGGGGTGAGGGAGTCCAGTGCCTGATGTTTTCAGCGGTTCGGACGGTATGCGAGATAGCATAGACATATCTCTTTGCAACACCAATGTAAATAGTGTTCCAGAGGGCAGTCAAAGGGTTGCCAGAGGGCATTTTTCCGAACCATTCATAGACAATACCGTCAATGATGTGGCGAGAATTTGTAAGTTCGCGAATAAGAACATTGCGAGCAAGAGCATTCTCAGGTCCATCATCATACCAAGGGTTGACGATATGATGAAGCATCAGATAATGAAGAGTAGCACAAGTGCTGCTATCAAGTCCAATGTAATCACCGGCACTGAGGTTCTTACCTACAGAAAGTAGGTTGTCGAGAGCGATAGACCACTCGATTGAATGTGGATTCATTCCAATGGCAGAGCCATTGAAAATTCGGCCTTCTTGATAAAGGATCATAAATTGGCCGAACATCATTCTGAATACAATCAGCAGAGCTAATGGGGATCCAGAAATGAATCTTGTTTCCACGTTCGCAACGCGTTTAAGACCGCGTCTCTCGTCTTTTAGGGCATCCTGATATATGTGGAACAATCGGACACCCTTTCTTGCTTGGTCAATAATGTACTGACACTCAAGCTTGAGCAATTTTGCCTCAGGCTTTTCAAAATCGATGTTGCCATCGGTGTCGCAGTGTAGCCAGTACGTTTTGCCAGGATAGACAACAGAACGAACAAGAACATAGGGATAACCAGGACTGGTATCGAGGGGGATCTTCCGAAGATGATCCCCAAGACCCTGACATGCCTGCTCAAATGTAAGAATGGAGCGATCGGTGTGCTTTGGAGCTGCCTGCGTGATGCAGTTGAGCTCAGCGCGACACGCGTGCTCGAGAATCTTAATTTGAGCGTCAGTAAGAGCAGTGTCAGAGTGGCGATACCTTTCGAGAGCTTTTTCCCAAGGATCAATTACGAGACCGTCCTCAGTCTTGATCTTGCGGAGAACCGCAGGTTCAGAGATGTGAGGACCCCACGCTTCAAAAAGCTGTGAGGGCTTTATCTGAGTTTTTGAGGCGCTTCCAGCAGAAGGAACAGAGTAGAGTGGCTCAAAGCCACCTCCAGGAACAGGACGATCTGTTGGGGTTGCCTCAATTTGAATTGAGTGAGGGTTGGGGTTGATGTCGAAGTGAGTTTTGACTTGGCCAATGAAAGGTGGAGATTTTGTGATCATCTCCTCAAGGGCTTCGTGAAGGTCTTCCATGGTAACAGAAGACGCAAAACCTACTCCTTCACCATCACCGGCTGTGTGAATGCCGATGATCTTGTGACCCCGAATGAAATTGTCTCTGAGTAAAACAGGGGCTCCGCAGTCACCATCAGCAGTGTTAATGCTGTAAGCATAACCACGGACAACAGTCCATTCAATCATCTTTTCAGCGTCGCCTTCGACAGGTAATTCGCACTCAAGATTCTTGATGAACTTGGCTCCATCAAACTCCTTCACGGTGCAGAGGGGAGGTTCATTACCGCGACGAAGTAGAATAGCAATGTTGAGATTGCGACTCTTTTCGAGCATGGAGCGTGTGATAAAGTTGGACGAGATGTCAGGTCTGTCGGGAACAGACCCTCCACAGTCAACAAGAGCAATATCACACTCAGTGAAGACTTTGGGTGAATAAGCATTCAGGAACTTTTGGCAGGGCACGAGGAAAGGCTTGACATCAGCATGAGCAACAGAACGAAGCTCAAAGAGGTCATTAGGTCCGTACAGACCAGTCTCAACTTTGATTCGGATCAAATTTACAATGTGCAAAGGCAGCATGAGAATGCGGCCACGAACAAAAAGAACAGAACAACAAGGTCCAGGGGCGTCAGGCATAACCATCGCAAAAGAATTCTTACGATGTATACTGTAAAGCAACTGATCAGTATTGTCATCCTTGACTTGTCCCTTGGCCTTCACTTTAATATTGGACTTCTTCTTCTGGCCCTTCTTTGCATCCCATTGATCGGACTGAGCTCCTTGTGGTCGGAGCTCATCAATGGAACGTTCAGAAGGTTCAGCACTCTTACTGCCCATATAGTACGACGCAACGCCAGTACCAATAAGGGCTGTTAGAGCAATACCGATCCAGGGAAGGTAACTTTTGAGCTTTGTGAAAAGATCAAATTGAGAAATCCAATTCTTAACAGTGGTCCAGGTTCGAGAAAACCAGGACTTAAGGTCATCGATCTTGGAACGGGCATGTACAATCCAGAGAGAGACATCATCGTTCATCGCACGAATCCATTGTTCAACACGAAGTTGATACTCATCTATGCGACGTTCGAAGTTGTCCCGGAGTGATGTAAGATACTGTACAATATTGAAGAACCAGGTGTTACCCTTCTCCTTAACCCATTGCCAGACCATTTCTAGTCTGATTCCAGCAGCACGGAAGCGCTTGAGAAGATCATCTTTAAGTCGGTGATCGAGGCGCTCCCACCAAGGAGGTGTAAGAGGGTCAAGAATAGGGTTCACAAGAAGCAGTTCTTCTGAAGTGTGATCAACAGAAGTAGAGGTCTTAGGAACTTCGGGGTGCGTGAGGGGATTAACAATCCCCATCTCAATATCTCCGAGAGGGAGAGGTGACAAGTGCATGCGTTTCGGCCGGCGGAACCAGTCGAAAAGCCCTTGACCCTTGAACTTCGTGAAAAGATTTCCACGACGAGCAGGGTACTTGCCTTTCTTTTCCTTCTCTTCAATTTCAAGACGGGTTGCAGCATTGGCTTCTGAGAGGTCTGCCTCAACTTCCTCACTACGGTCGCCAAATATTCCTCTAAGGATATACTCAGCTTGTTCTGAGGGAGTGAGACCATTCTTTTCAGCATAGCTGCGAGCTCCGATGCAACGGCCACGGAGATCGTTGAGGTAATTCTTATAGGCTTCTCCTTTCTTCTCATGTTTACGATAAACTTCCACGGATTCACGGATAACTTCATCGTATGAGATATAGCCACCATACATTTCACCATTCGATCTGACTCTAATGAATTGAATCACTTTTGAGTCAAAGGTGGTAATGTTAGCGGCAGCGAGTTTAGCCTTATCAAGAGTCCAATTAATGGGATTAGAACTAAGTGGACCATCATCCTTTTCATTCTTAGCAAAATCAGGGTGAGGCACGATGCGATAGTTGAGATCAAATCTCCGATCTACAGCACGTGTATCCAAAATTGCATTCGAAACTACCTTGGGCTGATTAGTTGTGGCGATTATAATGCGACTCATGAAAGTCGTATTACCCTTCTGAGAAATGTCTGCCATGTGGCAGACATGGGTGAAGTCACCATAACAACGGATAATGTCCATCATCTCGTTATCAGGCATGCCAGCGGCATCAATGGCTTGGTTGAAGTCATCGAAGATAGTCACCCACTGACCTGTGTATCCATCCCAAAATTTCTGTTCCCACTCACGAGTGTAAACATAACGATTGGGTTCATTCACATAGTGCTT